ATGCCCTTATTGGCACGGGCGACGTTGGTCATCCCTTTGACCTGCCTATTCATATTGGCAGTTGATTTTTGCATGGTCTGGTTAAGCGAACCGAGTTGCGTCTGAACCTTTTTCATCTCAGGCACAGCGTTGCCAACAGCGTTCATTTGGAAAGTTAGCTTCTCAGTCGCCATTGTCTTTTTGCTCCGACTTGATCCTGAAATATGCGACCCATTCGTTATATTCTGAAAGGCTGATTTGCTCTATTTCACCTATGGTTTTTCCGAGCAACTCAGCTAACGAAATCAGATTATATCTAAAAGGGTCGCATCTTAGTTTTTTTCGTGTTCCTCAACAGTTACACTTTCAAGGATTGAGCCAAATACCCTAGCAATTAAGTTTATTGGCTCACCCATCAAGATCGGCTTATCCTCAAGCGTGAACACTGATTCACCAGCATCGCTTTCACACTTTCGAATAATCATATCAATCATAGCCGACATTGTAGGATTGTTGATGAAATCCTTATGTTTACGTTGGATTTGCTCCATGTCACGCGCCGAAACTGTTGTGAAATAGAGGCGAAGTGGCTGATCTCCCTCGCCCCATTCTTCCACATCCAGAAAACCCCGTTGTTCTTCCGCCCGTTTTGCTGCAATGCGTTTCGCTAATGACATATTAGCTCACCGTCGTTTCCGTTAGAGCGCCTGACCCTTGGATGCTCAACGACGCTTCCACCAAGCCATCAAATGATGAATTGATTGTGCGCCCAGTGACAATGGCAGAACCGCCATAGTATGTGTCACCAGATGTTGCACCTTCTGGGTAGAAGTTAAGCGTGACCTCAGAACCAACCGTCAAAGCACCTTGACCGCTTGTGTCTGTTTCATCCCAGAAAACATCAACGGAACCCGTAAAGTTTTTGAGTGAAGGCGAGTATGTGCGTGATGTGTCGCCCATAGCCGTCGTTTCAAGTGTATCCGCTGTTTCTTCAATGCTGAAGGTGCGGATTTCTGCAATTACAGTGTCTGAACCAGCCGTTCCAACTTTGACGGTTCCTTCACTTCCTGTATGTGTCGCCATTTCAAGACTCCTACTTGGCTAATTCTACGTCACTGATAGCTGTAACATATCGTATTGAATAAGTCAGCTTGGCTATACCAAGTATTTGGTCAGCCTCACCGTCAAATTGTATTTCAGTTGATGTCAAAACGCTAAACTTAGCAAGACCATTGATGGTAAAATCTCCGGCTAATGCTTCCTCAACTTGAACGGCTATCGCGTCCACATCATCATCAAACTTACTTGTTTCGCGGACATAAATGTCAATGTCTAGCGTAAGTTCGCGGATAATGTCAGTCACGCCTGCATTCATACGCTCACTGGCTTCAGAGCCAGTATAGACGCTAATTGCAGGCAAATTTGTGTCATTCAGTGGATGAACTCGCGTAGTAAACACACGACGCTTAACTAAGCTCACGTCAGACTTTAGCTTCTCGGCCACTCGGTCCCTGATTTGCTTGCGAACATGTGCCATCTATTGTTTTTCCAACTGCAATGTTGTTACGCCCGTTCCATCGTGCAACCAAGCCACAACTCTATATTCGACGCCACTTACAATGATAACATCATCTTCAGCAATGTACGGAACATCCGCCGTCCGACAAGTAAAGCGCGGTTGCTCTTGATGTACTGCCGCAATGCCGCCAGCATCAACTGGCACAGTTTCGTTGTCAAATATACCCGTGATAGAAGTGTCGCCCAAGCCAAGTTTGCGCCGATAAGATACGCTAGACGCAAATTCATCTACGTCCAATATAGCATTTAGGTCATCAGCGAATGGAATAGCCATTATTCACTTTCATCAGTTTCTTGTAGTTGATCTTCAGTCTCGTCATATTCTTCAGCATAACCACGCGCAATAAGTTTTGTGGCTATAGCGTCATGCACCTCATGTACGGTCCCCTGACCCGCTGTAATGTCGCCCCATCGCGCAAGTTTAAGCAAAGTTATCTTCATTTCTTAGACCGTGTTGATTTAGGCGCTGCCGCACGATCTTTTGGTGCAGCAGTCGGCTTAGGTTCTGGTGCGGGGGCGATACGACCGTATGAAGTCAATGAAGCTGCCTCATCCGCAGATAATTCTATAATTTCACCAGCTTTTCGTGATGCGCCTGATGCAACGCAAGATTTTAAGATAATATATTTCATTTTTGACCCCCCGTTAGAGGGGGCGGCCTTTGAGCCGCCCCAAGTAAGCATTATGCGCCGTCGTTGTTGACTGCGAAGCTCACCGCGTGACGTACTGCTACGTCAACAGTTTGCAATGCAACAATGCGAACTGTGCCTGATGTTGACGCTGTATATGGATCAACTGTGATGTCCAATCCGCCATACATACCAATCAACAAGTCAGCAAAGTTGCCAAAGTACAAGTCACCAGCGGTAACTTGGTTTGATACGATTGCATTGTAACCGTTAAGCTGGTTGCCATCTGCAACAAACAAACCAGAGCCGGAGTCTTTTGCAGTTGTTTTCAAAGCGCCCAGCATCCCGGCTGGCAGAATGTAAGCCAAGTTGCCCATCAAAGCATTATCTTCTGCAACCGCTGTTTCCATCGCAACAACTTCTGCAAAAGTTGGGTTAGCTGCGGCGAAATCAGTTGGAGCATTGATTCCTGATGTGTTCTTGATGCCTGTTGGCTGACCAGAGGAACCTGAACCTTGCAAAGCACCGTTGTCGATAGCCAATGCGATGCCTGTTGAAAGGTCATTACGCACCAGGTTTTCGATGTCTAGGCTTGACTGCATCATCATCAAACGAGTGATGTCTGTAAATGCGCCAACAGTCTTAGGTGACATTGTTACCTGACCAAATGTTGGTTCACTTTCAGTGGACGCGCCACCTTCAGTTGCAATCCATGCACCAGATGATGCGGCAGTCTTTTTCGGGATTTTTACGTCGCCAGAAAGACCTGTCAACATTGTTGCACCAGCTTGCATCACTGAAGACGCATTGCGAAGTACATCAATGAAATCACCGCCACGATAGGCTTCTGCAACCATCGCGCTGTCATCAGATGTGTTTAGATCACGTTGGTTCCAAGAGCGCAAAACGTCGTGTGGCAAATATAGACCTTGTGGGTCAATGCCTGCACGCTGTGCTGCATCGCGTGATGCTTCAAACTCAAACTCTGCATCGCGCTGGGCGTTGCGGTCAGTTGGGTTTGCCATCGCACGAATTGCCTTCATCAAAGAGAAATCACGGACTTCGCTTTTTGTAAGGCCAATCTCTTGCGTATCAAGTGGCTGGTTTCCAATTGCTTCCAAAAGTTCGCCACGGAATTCCGCAAGTGTGCGGCCTTCTGCAACGGCTTTATCTGCCATGTCGCGCTTGCTGTGCTTTGCTGCCAAGCGATACATTTCAGCAGTGTCTTTAGCTGCGGAACGTGCTGCGTCTGCGCGTACCGCCTCTACATCAACTTTGACTTCATCTGTCATAGTCTTTACCTCATTACGAGTTTCAGTTTTGGGTTTTGCGGGTGGCGCTTCTATTGCGGAACGTCCGACGCCGACTGTCCTGTCAGCGGGGATGGATACAACCGAAACTTCCATAGGTAGCCAATTATCAACGCGATAGCTATTCGCGCCTTCCTCGACCATTGAGTTGACATGATAGCCAACGGAAATGTTGCTTCTGATACCATCAACAACATCATCGAAAACCTCTTTGGCAAGCCCATTCCTTCCGAAACGAACCGTCGCGCGTAATCTACGCGCCGAGCCATCAAGGTTAACATCCTCCACAACACCAATTTGCTGGCGCGGATCGTGATCCAGCAACAAGGGCATCGTACCTGAACGAGCAAAGCTAAGGTCAATGCTCCGCTCATTGTGATCTAATACTTCATTTCCAAAGCTGCGCTCAACTGGCTCTTCACTTGATACAGCAATTCGAACTGTGCGCATCTCTTCATCAACAACCTTATTGTCAAAGATCATGTTGCGTGTCTTCATCTCTTCACGCTCAAAACGCTCTTCAGTCGTTTCCTCATCATCTTTTGCGTAAGTTATGACAATTGTGCTTTCGGTTTCTTCAATGTTTACAATATGACGCTCTTTGTCTTTGTAACCACGCTCCGCCGTTTTGGTCAACGTAGAAAACCGATGCCCGACCATCCGACCAGAGGCTTCATAGCCATCCTCACCTTCGCGGTACACTTCAATCAGAGCCGCTGGGTCATCCGCATCACCATTTACGGTAAAGTCACTATCTGGCACGCTTATTGAACCGTCACGCTCTATACTGTCAATCTTTCCATACGCCTCACCGCCTGAACTGCCCCAGCTAACAAAATCGCCAACTTTTAGACCATCAGGTTCTGCACGAACTTCATCAGTCATTGTTTCATCCTCAATATCTTGGGGCATTATATCAGATTTATGTGCATCTTGCATAGTGCGTTCCTCTTTCTTCAGATTTTCAGATATTCGACGGCTCCATGAAAACCCTGCATCACCACCCCATAACGCCCAAGCTATACGCCCGTTGGACGGGTATCCATCCTCACCTTGGCTGAAACCTTCAGCTTTCTTATCAACCTCATGGCGACTAAAAAAAGAATACATACGCTTTACCGTATCATCTGACAAATTCTTGCCACCAGATATGTCACGCGCTCTAGCAATACCCACTTCAGTTCCACCACGACCAAATTCACGTCGCCAATCAAGGCCACGCTGCGCTTCAGTCTTCATCCCATCAGTCGGTTTGTGAGACATCTTCACCCTCCGCTAAAACTGGCAACTTATTACCAAATGGCTGGTAAGCCATGCTAAGGCCAAATTGATCCGCTGTTTCCTGGTCACGTTGGATTTGCGCAAACGTATCTTCAGCATCACGACCGTAATTCGCAGCAATGTCGGAGTGGCTAATAATACCGTTCTGCAACCCTACGACCGCAGCGTTCATTTCCTTGAGCGGGTCAACCCACTGGAAACCACGGCCACGCCAGTTAACGTCTTGCGTAAACTTTGCAACCTTAGCGTCACCACTTATAGGGATAAATCCAAATTGCATCGTATGATCCAGCCACATCCGATATAATGGATCAAGGAAGTGGTCGATCATAAAGCGATGCAAAGTCTTATAAAAGTCACGTTCCTCTAATGCACCTTGCCTAATTGACGAATAGCTTGTGCCTTGTAGGTCGTTGGCCAATGATGTGTAGCTAACGCCCAAACCACCAGCTATCCCGCGAAGAATTGACTTCTCAAAGTCAGCAAAGGCACTTGTCGGGTGGGTGGGGTCAAATGCCTTGAAGTCAACGCCAGCGGGTAGCTGGTGGAATGAACCCGCTTCCGCATCATAGATCGGAACTGTATTATCGGCATCGTCAAAGCCGTCTGCCGTAAAGCCATCACCAGCGGGCGACGTAAAGAAACCCATCTTAGCCGCGCCCGTCCGCGCAGCAATAAGTTCAGCCTCGCGATAACCATGCAACATCTTCAAGGATGTGATAGCCGCTGAAGACCAAGGAACACCGCGCGTTTGACCAGCACGATCTGGCTTATAGATGTGCATCATTTCTGACGCTGGTATAACTTCATATTTCCGCTCATTAGCTGGAAGCATGTAATCATAGTCGCCTTTATGGTAAGTCAGCACATGATAAGACACTGGCCGTCTTGTTTGCTTGTCTAATTCAACACCCATGCGGATTGAATTGCCAGATGGTGATAATTCGTTCTTTTCCTCATCCACCCTATCAGGCTCAATAACCTGTAGAGCGATCCCGTGGCGCAAATAGTTGCCTTTTACGATCTGAAGGAAGACTTCGCCATCGCGTGCCACACCAGTGATAACATGGTTGCATAAATCTATTAATGACATTTTGCCATCGACTGTTGCACCGCCCATACGCGCAAACTCACGCCAAGCGGACTCAATCATGTTGTTTCCAGCCCTATCTAAGCTATTATCAGGGTTTCGGCCTCTGACTTGGACATTAAAGCCGTTTTCACCCACTACATTGACACGCAAAAGCTGAAGATAGCGACGGAAATACTCGTTATTTCGCTCTAAATCTCTGCTGCGATTGCGAATATCGCGCAAAGCCCAGCGAATTTCACTATCTGCACTTCGATTTGAACCGTTAAAATCAGCGAATAATCTACCCTTTGAGGCGGCAGCATAGTTACGCTTTGACGGTTTGGCCTTATTAGCGCGTCTAAATATGTCCATAATACCCATCAGCTAAACCTAACTTTTACCGTGTTTGCGCTTGCTTTGCCACGCTTAATCAACTCTTCACGCTGGTGCTGTAAAACTTCTCGCTTATACCTATCCCGCGCAATCATAAGTTCATCAAACGACATTTTAGTTAATGATCTGCCAGCGATAGAATAAGAACCAACATCACTATCGGCCTTACCCTCAAGGATTGTTTCAATCTTGGCTAACATGATCTCAGAATGTATTCTGGGGTCAGATTGATTAACGTCTAAATCTGCTATGGCCTCAAATTCACCACGCTCAATGACCAACCTATTTCCAGATGACGTTTCAGTAATCTCAAGTTGCCAATGATACCGACCAACAGCAAAATCAGATGACGTAGTGCTATCGGCAGTGAATAAATAATATCCCGTTGCTTCCGTTGCGGGTAATTTTATCTCGCTAGAACCGCCGCCAGTTATTCGCGCCACATATTCAGCAGAATGTGTTGCGGTTGGATAATCTTGAACAATCTTAGATTTCTTCCACTGGATAAAGTCACCAACTACTATTTCAGTCGGTTCACCCTCTGGTGCGTTTGCTGCATTGAATAAATTCGCCATATCTTACCTATACCCATGAACAAACGAACTGCGACGTGGAACAGACGGACGCCGCAAATGCTTTGGTTGTGACGATTGTACACTATTTTGTGCCTTTTTAGCAATCGCTTCCATATTAATGTTTAAAAGGGCTAGAGCGGCGGTCGCATATACCCGACAATCGAGTGCTTCGTTGCGCGTTCTGATCTTCACCCATTCCCGTCTTGGACGGCCTTTAAAGTATCGAACGACCTTCTTTTCCGCCGTCAGCATTCGGAAATATTCCTCTGATCTATCGCTTGGAAAGTGGCAATAACCATCCATTTCATCGTTCACCTTTAGACGCGCATACACTAATTCCTTGGCCGTGTCTGTACCTACTGGAAAAAGATTGATTTTACCTATGTTGTTCTTTGATGGCCTTCCTATTATCGGCTTACCTTCGCCACCAATACCTTTGATAGCAAATACGCGCTTTCCAGAACGGTTCTTGACGTAATTATACACTGCCTGAGTAAAATGGCCACCACTATCAATGCAAGTCGCGCGGATAGCCATCTCACCGCGCTCTGCGTGCGTAAAGGTCTGACTTAACGCTTCATCAAGGTCCATCCAAAGCTGTGCCGTTGACGGGTCGCCGTATATTTCACGATATTCCAGAGAATAACTAGCCTCAGTTCGCGTCCAGCCAACAAGCTCATAAGCGACACGATCATCCTGTATGTCTACGCCGCAAGTAATCAGCAAAACATCATCAGGCAAACCATCGCCCCAATCAGATCGACGTGAAATCAAATCATATTCGTCAATACCTTCACCTTGCTCTTCAAATGTTTCGCCCAAAGTCGTGTTTATCCACGTCCGCAATCGCATTGGATCACTTTTAGCCTGCAAAAAGTCCCGCGCAATATCCGCCAATGGCGTCCAGGGTGAATATAAGCCAGACAAATGGAACCCAGCCGTCTTGCCGTCGCCTTCTGCGGTTTTGCGCCACTCACCTGCGCGGATTGCTCTCCAACGATCCGCATCGCTCCAAAGTGACCCGCAATGCTCACACGCATATTCTGCCGTGTTTGGGTTCTTGTCTTGCCAATGAACCTGCGCCCATTTCAAGTGCTGATGCTCACCACAATCCTTGCACTTCACAAAATACTTGCGCTGGTCACTATCGCCATAAGCCGCCTCAATCCGACTTGCGTTCTTTTCAGTCGGAGTCGAAACTAAGATAATCTTTCGGTTCCAGAATGTTGCGCTACGCTTTTTAGCCAAACTTACTGGATCACCCTCCGTGCCCGCTGAAATTGGGTATCGGTCAACCTCATCGCAAAGTATTAACCGACACGGACGCGATGCCAAGCTAGAAGGTGAGTTTGCACCACAAGCGGTAACGTGACCGCCAGCAAATACCTTATGCAAAGTTGTATTTCCGCTATCTCTTGATCTAGGGTCTTTTATTTTATCTGATAGTGCAGGGGTATCGCGTATAGCTGGCGCAAGCCTATCCTTTGACCAGGTTTGTGCCATTTCTAACGTCGGTTGCACAACTAACATTGGGGCAGGGTCTTGATGTATATGAAAGCCAACAACATTGTTGATTAACTCAGTCTTGCCAATCTGTGCAGCGGTCATCAATACAACTGTTTCAATATCGGGATCACTTACAGCATCCATCATACCCCTTTGATATTCAGCACGGCTAGTTGACCACCGACCAGCTTCAGCGGAGCTTTCCGACGATAACTGTCTATAAGTGTCAGACCATTCAGAAACAGTCAGTTTCGGAGGCGGAGCTAAGGCATCTGCCATAACCTCAGCAAGCCGCCTGCGCAACTTTTCAGTCTGTTGTTTATCTACCGTATCCGACCAGCTCACTCAGTGCATCCTGCATATTAAGTTCAATCAGTTCTTTAGCTTCTTTCACGTTGGCGCTTGCGTGGACTTCTGCCGCTATCTTTGAGGGCATCGCTAAAAGTTTCGTCTTCGCTTTAAGTAGTTGCGTTTCGAACTCTTTCGCCACTTTCTCGATATATACCAAGTCACCACGCTCAATCGCGTTTTCCATTTCCTTTGCGTCAGCTTGCTCCTTAGCTAATCTCGCCCGTTCAGCGCCCAAATCCAAATCACCAGATGCAGCCCGACCTGATGCGATTGCGCGAAAGTGCTTTATATATTGAGAACGCACTTCATCAATGTCATATTTTCCGCGCGGTTGTTTATCTATCACGCCATCATCAATCAGCTTTGCTAATGCAGGCTGGCTAGTGTTCAAATGTTGCGCAACTTCCGACATAGACGACATATTATTATAACCCCCCTATAATAGCTCTATCGCTAGAAATGATTCGTGGT